ATTTTCAACGAATACACCATCGAGTGTAAATTTGTCTATTGATTTTTGACGGCTATTATAAAAGTATTTTCCAATAAGAGAAGCGCTTCGTTTTTGTTTTGAAATTTCTGTTTGAGGTTTAGGTAGAGGCTTTCCTTTTTTTGCCTTGCTTAATTTTTCTCTATGTTCAAGTGACACAGTTCTACCTGTCTGAGCTATACTCATTTTCTTACGAGTTTCATCTGAGCGTACTAGACCTTTGTTTGCTAAACTTATTTTAGCACGCGTTTCTTCGGACATATCAGGACATAATAAACCACCTGGTTGTATATTATATCCGTTGGGTGCAAGAGTTTGTCGTTCCCTAATTTCTATTTTTTCCATATTATCAAGTTGTTCGTCTGGAACTTCGTGAAGTACAAAAAACTCAAAACTATCAAGACCATATTTTTGAATTGCATTTCCAATGTAGCCTGTACGATAATACTTGTAAGATTTCCATCTCATTTCAACCTTTTTTTGTCTTGTTTGTCCTACGTAACATTTTGAATCTATTTTATTTTTGATCAGGTATATCCAGCCCATACTATTTACTTCAGAGAACTTATTTTTCTCGAAACAGCTGCGATATCAGACGACAACTGAATATGCCATGGATATAAAACCATCACGGCGAAAAGCAAAGCAATAGTAGCCACCGTCAGGGCGACCACAGGTACGTGCTTACGCCACTGGGATTCCTCGAGGTCCATTTTTATCTGCGTAGAAAATAGATGAAACGGTTCGAGGAACTTCTCGTCGGTGTCCTGCTTTTTTACATCGTTGACCGTGCATCTCGCCTGATGAGTTCACTTGTGTCCAGCCAGCGGAACATGTCGGACATGGAGACTGAAAAGTTTCGGTGTACCATCGAAACGACTGCGCTGATTGTCCTGTTCCTCTTCCTCTGGTACAGACTTAAGAGATCAGGGCGTTCTTAGGGTATGATGAATAGGTACCGAAACGAAACGTTCGAGCTGTGCCGTTCCAAGGGATGGGACAAAGCTCCAGTCAGTACGGTCTGGCTCCTATTCACAGAGGAGATTGGTGAACTCGCATCTGCGATCCGTCAGTATCAACGTCATTTCAGGAAAACGGGACTCAAAAAGGATCGAGGAACGGATGTGTCAACTGAGATGGGTGACGTCTTTTCGTACCTCTTTCAGTTGGCGCACATGTTGAATATCGATCTGGATGAAATGTGGGAAAAACACAAGGTGAAGGTTCAGGAGAGGCGGTACGCCGCGGCGTCCGCCGACCAGACTGACAAGTCCGAGGACTTGGCGTAATTAAATCTGAGTCAACACTAGATAATGACGAGCCTACTCCTCAATGACGACATGAGCATGAATCGTATCAACCCATATACGGCGACTCAGACGTTCGGCATTTCGTATAATGGTGGGTACAAGGGTGTTCTGCCGCCGGGCCCAGAGAGACCCGAGTCACCTGCGATGCTCGAGTTTAATCCCAGAGTGGGTGTCCCAACGGATCACTTTAACAAGCTGACGCTCGACGACGCAGGGAACATGTACCTCAAGACGGGTGGTGTTCACCCAGCCACGTCGTTTCTTTATCCAGCACGCAAGTACCAGTTTGACGACGGGTCGACGACGTTTGGACGTGAGGTTATCATCGGTGACGCCAGAAATTACGTCTCCCCAGATGACTTCCCAGACGACACACAGACGGGTCGGGCTCTGGTTCTGGGAGCGATGATTATACTTTTGATTCTTCTGGCTTTCCGTAAGGGTCTCAAATTTTAAATCACATTCGACGACGAATAGCGACGAGTTGACCCTTTTTGTTTTTCACGTCTCTGTAACGAGGGCCACTGTATCTCTTTGACGGTGGAATACCGAGAAAATCCTCCACTCTCTTTAAATCAGACAGAGTCATCATGTGTCCCACGACGGCGATGAGACGGCGAGCAACCTCGGGTCTCGAACCACTCCGCGTGACGCCGTACTTTTTCACCATGCGCTGCAGTTCAGTCATTGTTAGACTCATTATTGTGTAATTATATTTTAATCACCTTCGACGATACCACCACGGGGTTTGCGTTTGACAGTTTTTCAAGTTCGAGCGCCTTTTTCGCAGAGAGTTCAGGACACGCGTGAACCTCGAGCTGAATACACCCCGAACAAAACTTTCCGGTACATAATTTGCACGGCATCACCAAACGCTGACGCCGTGCACATTTCGTGCACTTTCCAGTCTCCATCTTACAGTTGCATATCAAAATTACTTTATCAGTCTGTGGTTGACCCATGCAGCGAACCCGATCGTGACATCCAGGAGCAAAATCTTCCATGCTTGTTCGCTTCCCGTAAATGCTAGGATTGCAAACAGCGCCCACAAAAGTGAATGTACCGGACGTAAATCATTCCACCAAATCTTTTCACCAAACGTCTCGGGTCCCGTCTTCCTGAGGCCGTTTGCCCAAATGTACATGAACCCGAATGAAATACCAATCGCCAGAATACCCATAATCTTGAGCAACTCTGGGTGGTTCTTTGCAACCCATACGAGCCCGAGTCTCGAACCCATGCAGCCGAACAAAAAGAGAGCAGTTCGCTTGTCCATCTGGTATAAACTCAGATTTGAATTCTGTACAAGTCGCGGAGCGACTTGTCTCTGTGGAGCTGCGCGACGAACTTTCCGCCTACGGCGGAAAGGAGTGGATCCCATACTTGACACATTTCTTGTACGACAGGTACAGGTCGCGTTTCATGAGCTTATCCAGCTTCTCCTCTGGGAGGTTGGTTTCACGGAGGTAGATGCGTTTCATGTGACGCATCAATCTGTCACACTTGTTCATCTCATCCTTCATGTCCTCATACTTGCCCCAGAATTCCGATCCGAGTTGATGAATCAGTATATATGCATTCCGACTGACGATACGTGAGTCACCGCCCAGAAAGATGAATGTCGCCGCCGACGCACATACCCCCTCGGCTATCGTGATGATACGAGATTTACACGACTTGAGAAAATCCATGGCGGCGAGACCGGAGTGTAGGTCACCTCCGTCGCTATGGATGTGGACGCGAACAGTCGTCTCGTAGTAGTCGCGTTCAATCTTCTTGACTGCTGCACACAACTCAGCGACCGACTCTACGGAAACGTCACAGTAGAAGAATACATCGGGGCCCTCCACCTTGACAAAATCGAGTTTCGATGATTCCTCATGTTCCATTGGTTTTCATGAGTGTCATTTGTTTTAAGCACTTGAAAAGCGAATATGTTTCGCTGTGATGTTTCTATTATGTATATGGGGGTGACGAAACAGCGTCTTATTTGGAAATGTCGCACGCGCCATTCGAAGCCACGCTTTTATATTCGGAATTGCTATATTGACTCTAGCATTAGATTTCATAATCCCCTGGAACGTATTTGGGTTCATGTAAAATGGTTCGAGACCAGGTACTCTCACGACGAGATGTGGATTCTGGAGATTCGAAAATTGGTTTACGTTGTTTAAACGATTGGCGGGTGCACGTGCGGGTCTATTCGGTGAATTAGCAGCCCCACGATATTGTACAGGTATGAAACCTTTCACTGGTTTGACGGCACGTAGACCACGGGCGTATGCACGTATGTGATTGTTATAATATCCGTAACGTTCAATGGCATGCGCACGGACTTGAGCATTCGTGGAAGTCTTGGCATTTCGATAAGAATTACGAGCTTCCCTGCTGGCATTGATGGCGTTCTTGAGATGCTTGATGAGTTTACTTTGTTCGAAAGGAGTGAACATCGTAGCATTGATAGTATGACCCCGTCCCAAGCTAATCTCATTCGCCATATTCGATATGAGTTGATGCGTGGGTCTACTCCGGAAAGCATTCTGAAGTTTTCTGGCAGCTATGGACCGTCTTATAGGCATTGTTCTTTGGTGAGTACGATACAATTTCATGAAGTTGTTCATTTTATTGGCAGAACCCTGCAAATTAGGATGTACGTACTCGGGTTCAAAATGTCTACGAGCTTTCGTATGTACAGTCGCCACGTGAAGTTTATTTAGGAAAGTACCGAGTCCGGTGATTTTTCTCACCTCTTTGATAAACTTTTGATTGGTATGAAGTTTATTCAATTTATTGGCTGCAAGGGCCCATTTTTTACGATGAAGAAGACTCTTTACGGTCGCCAAGTTAATAATCGTGTTGAGATTTTCAAGATTTCCTATACGAGAAGCCATGCTGTATTACGAGAAAAAAACTTAAAGACACCTGGTGTTTATAGAATGCGCCAATAGTATAACAGTCAGTACACTGGTCTTATGAGCCGGTAACCCGGGGGCGGCACCCGGTTGGCGCAGGACAAGTCACTCAGGCAGCTGTTTGTCTCGCCCATGCATTCTTGTACTTTTTGTTCATCCCAGCACGTACAAGGTTGTTCCAGGCGTAAGCCCCCTTTGTATTGATACCCATTGCAATCATCGCCGATCCGATATTTTCGGCGTTGTTGCTGTTTTCATTGAGGCGACGCTTCGACGTGTTCTTTTTCGCCTTTGGTTTGGAGGGCCCTGCAGCCTTGGGCGCGCGAGGCTTGACAGCTGGACGCGGCGGGCTGATGCGTTTCGGAACGTTG